CGAGCCGAACGCAGCCAAGATGTTCTGGCTGGCCAAGTGCTTGAGCGTGTCGTCTTTGGTGGCGATGCTTTTCTGAGGGATGAGCACCTCTTGTATCTTGTCCTTGCGCACGGCCAGCATGTGAACCTCGTGCACGCCGTTGTTGTTCAAGATGTCCACGGGGAACAGGTCGTATGGCAGCAGCATGTGCTGGCGCTTCATCGTGTTGCCGTCGCCGTCCTCTTCTTCCTTCTCGATGAACACACCGCCGTACCTGCCAAACGCGTAGCCGCGTGGCGGCTCAGGGCGATACAGGCGCTGGGGTTCTGCGTTCTCGACCGGCACCTCCAGCTCGACGGCCTCGGTGACCGCATTGATCTCGCGGCCCCAGCCCAGTGGGTTGGTGAATTTGCCACGGTGCGGGCAGCCACCGCACACGCCAGGGTTGGCGTCGTCCATCGCTTCGCACGAGTATGGGCCTTTGATCTCGGCCAGTTTGCGGTGCATCCGGTCATGGTCGTAGGGGTGCAGGTCGCTGAGCCAGACCGAAGCCTTGTCGCCATCGACGCAGACCTTGGCCCAACTGAGCAGGCCACGCCACAGCGGCTCCATGCCATCCTCAGACGCGTTCTCGACGTAGTGCTTGAGCTGGCCGCAGCCGCTGCCGTCTTTGGTTTTGAGCAGGATTTTTTTGAACCGCGTGACGCTGTTGCCGATGATGGCTTGCGCTGTGGCAGAAAGAGGGTTGACACTGGTCGGCCGCTGCCCAGGCAGCGCCAGGGCGCTTGAGGGACGGGGGCGCACGAAGTCCTTGCCGAACCCCTGGGCTGTCAGCACAGCGTCGATGTCGTCCACGGCGAAGCGGTCGCCCTGGGAGATGAACCGCACCTGGGTTGCACCGCGCACGGCTTTGCCGTTCTTGATGCCGGTATTGGTCGTGTCGAACACGCGCAGCACCCGAGAGGCATCGCCCGTCACAGCGGCGTCGATCTGCAGCCCGTGCTTGAAGCACATCTCCTTAAACCGCTTGGCCAGGGGGAACCAGTCCTCCTTGTACATCATGTCCGTGAGCGGCCAGTACGCGTGTATGCCGCCGCCTGAGTGCACGAGCCAGGGGTCGCCTATGGACGACAACCCGGAGTCTTCGCAGAATTTGTGCAGTGCAGCAGCGGCAGCCTTGGCGCTGGGGTACGACTTGGTCTTGATGACGCCGTTCTCGTCGGGGATGTCCTTGGGGTGGTTGCAGTCGAGGTCTACTGCCAGCACTTGGCTGGCGTGCATGTTCTCCTTGGTTCGGTCTTTGTTCGTGCCGAACGTGCCCAGCGCGAAATATGTGTCGTAGCCCTTCTTGGCCCACTTCTCAATGGTGGGCATGATCTCTTCCAGCGTCTCCCCATATACGTGTGACTTCTTGTTTGTAAGCTCTGCGGCGCAGTAAAACCCGTTACCCGGCGACGGCAGAACCTCCGCTAGAAACTCAAGCGGTGTCATAAGGCTCCTTGGCGCGGGGGTTAGTGTGGCTTGAAGTTCAGTTGTACTTTGAGCTCGGCGTTCTCGTCGAGCAAGCGGGCGATGCGAGCGCACAGCTCCAGCACCAGGGCGTCGTCCTTCTCCATGTACGCGTAGCGCAGGAGCTCCTCGTCAGTCATGTTGGTAAGTTGTACTCGTGACATATTCTTCTCCATGCCTCATCGGCTGTGCGTGAGGACTTCATGATGATCAACAACAGCTCCACGCGATTTTGGTACGCAACGAAAACGTCTTTGCCCACGAACCAGTTGTACACGGTTTGCCGGGTGACGCCAAGGGCTTGCGCAATCTTGGTCACGGGGAAGTCAAGGTGGATGGCCCATCGCCCGAGCTGGTTGCCCGGGGTCTTGGGTGCTGACAGAACAGCGTCGATTGTTTTTTGTGAATAAGACATTGTGTTGGGGGGCGGCTTGCGCCGCCCCTGTAGATCACTCGTCGTCCCAGTCGCTGACGATATCAGCGAGCTTGGACTTCTTGGCGGGCACTGCGGTCTCCTTGGACGGAGCCTTGCGCACTTCTGGCTCGTCGTCCTCAGACGCCACCGGCTTGGCCTTGGGGGCCTTGGCTTTGGGCGGCGGTGCCTCGTCCTCATCTTCAGCCTCGACCTTGGGCGCGGCCTTGGCCTGCGTCGGCTTGCCAGGGATATCCATCGGCGCTGCCTTGGGCTTGACCCCATCGGCCTGCGCCACCGTCATGATGACGGCGCGCTTGGCATCGTCGCTCTCAGCCTGCCGGGTAACGACATCGTACTCGGGGTCATTGAGCCAGCGCACGGGCGTGAAGAACAGCTTGGGGCTCTCGGCCTTGGTGTCGAACTTCATGCGGGTGACGATCTGCTCGGGGTTGACCGGCGGGGTCTGCGCAGCCAGGAACCTCGCATATGCCTGCAGCGGGCGCTTGTCTCCGTCCTCCTTGCCAAAGATCGACGTGGCCGGCAGCGTGAGCTGCAGCACATCGCCATCGGGGTTGTTGGCCAGCACAACAGCAAGGCGCTGTTGGAAGCGGCAGGCGCGGCTGTTGCCGTTGCCCGAGCCCGCTTCGTTCTGGGGGCAGCCTATGCAGGTCTTGTTCTGCGGCTCCTTGATCGAGGCGTCGGGCTTCTCGCCGTCGTTGCTCCAGCAGTCGGGCCCGGCAATCTTGTCTGGGTCGTACGCACCTGCGTAGAAGATGCGGCTGACTTTGGGCGCTGCCTTGACGACAACCACATCGAGGTGGCGGTCATCAATCGACGCGATCTCCTTGCCACCAGAGACAAGGCGGAACACACCGCCCTTGATGGAGATGCGCTTGGTCGAGGCACCAGCACTGCCGCCCGTCAGGGCTCTGGCAGTTTCAGACAGCTCGTTGTTGCGAGCGAAGGCGGGGACGTTGGAGGCGTTAAAAAGCGTGATATTGCTCATGGTTAACTCACTTGGACTTGGTTACACGAATTTCGAACTCGGTGTGCGAGTTCAAACCGGGTGGAACAACACCCGGGTTCTCTGACAGGAAGGTCGCCATGTTCGTCTGTGCGATGCGCTTCTCCAGCAGGTCAACGACTTGGTGGTCAAGAATGAACTTCTTGAACGAGTCCCAGTCCTGCGTGTTGTAGCGCACCTTAGTCGAGAGGGAGACCGTCCCGTAAGATGTGTTGACAGACTTGAGCCCGAGGGCTTTCATCTTGTCTTTGATGGCAAAGCGCACCTCGTCTTGCTGAGCCTTGAGCTGCTCCACCGCAGTGTCATACTCTTTGGTCAGCGCGTCGATACGCGATTTGATCTTGGTGTGGATTTTCACGAGGAGGTCGATGGGGACCACTTCGTCTTCAGTTTCCGTCATGTGCTTTCTCCTGTTGTTTTGTCAAGCGTTGGACAGTTTACACGGGTTTTCGGCTTTTGCAAGTACCTCCTTTCATGATCTGATCTCCGACTCAAACATGGCTGTGAGCAGGTCGTTGTCATCGACGCGGGCCGTCAGCGCCTTGAACATCTTGCGCTCGATGGGCGAGCTCTGGATGTGCACCACTGTGACCTTGTCGCTGTTCTGTCCCTTGCGGTCAGCGCGTGCGATGCACTGGATGTACTGCTCAACAGACATCAGCGGGCCATAGAAGACCACCGTGTCGGCTGCGGTAAGGGTAATCCCGTGTGCCGTTGCTTGCGGCTGCATGATTAGCACCCTGGGGTTGGGCTGCGTCTGGAACCTGTGGATGATGTCGCCGCGCTTGGTCGCGCTCACACTGCCGTGGATGACCTCGGCCGCAACGCCCTTCTTGGTCAGGTAGTTGTGGATGGTGTCGATGCTGGAGCGGAACATGGCGAAGATGATGACCTTGCGCTCGGTCTCCTCAAGCACCTCCTCGATGACGCCAAGACGCGGGGCAGCGTCGAACTCAACCACTTCCTTCTCGTCGGTGTAGGCTGCGCCACAACTGATCTGCAGCAGCTTGCTCACGCCAGCAGCGGCGTTGACCGCTGTGATGGTTGCCCCGGCTGCGTGCACCAGCATCTGGTCCTTGAGCAGGTTGTAGTACTTGTTCTGCTGTGGGGTCAGCGCAGCCTCGCGTGTGAGCGTCATCACAGGCGGCAGGTCCAGGCACTGCTCCTTGGTGAACCTGATCGCAGGCTGCAGCGCGTTGAACACGTCGTCCTTGGCTGTGGGCTTGGGCGCCCACTTGAACATCGTGAGCTTGTACATGACCTGATCGCGCCAGCCCGTGAAGAACTGCGGCACCCCTGTCGGGTTGACCAGCTTGGCCAGACCGTACGCATCCGATGGCGACTGTGATGCTGGTGTGCCCGTCATCATCCACAGGTACGAGTCGGGGCGCACGATGGACTTGAGGGTCTTCCACCGCTTGGTGGTCATCGTCTTGTATGCGTTGGCCTCATCAACGATCACAAGGTCGAACCTGCCGTCTGCGTTGATCTCTTCTGCGATCAGGTTGAGCCCGTCGTAGTTGCAGATCACAAACTCATAGTCCGACTGAATCATCTCGATGCGCTTGGCAGCTTGCGCGTGGTGCGCGACGATGGCAGAGCGATGAATGATTGAGTTGTTCAGGTCGCCCATCCACGCGCTGTGCATGATCGACAACGGACACAAGATAAGCGCACGCCGCACAAGCCCACGCTGCATCAGGTAGTCTGCAGCCCACAGCGCCGACAGTGTCTTGCCTGTGCCGGGGTCGTTGAACACGAAGGCTTTGCGGTGCACCGTTAGGAACGATGCGGTCTCAACCTGATGCGCCATAGGCTTGTAGCGTCCTGGCCAGTTGTAGCGCCGTGTGATGGGCGAGGGCACATCTTTGACGCCCAGGTTGCGCAGCACTCGCACCTCATCGAGACCCCAGTACACAGCGATCTTGTAGGTGTCGCCGTCTTGGTCAAGCACCTTGTGCTTGGGGATGATCTGGTACTTGTCTGGGTTGCGCGTCCTGAAGACGACTGCCTTGTCCTCAACTATCTCCATTTACTTTCTCCTATGCTTAGAAGTTCTTGTTGAAAAATTCATCGACTAACGCTTCAAACTCTTTGAGTTTGAACCTACCACCATCACCTTCATTGGGACCGTTGATACGCAGAATGAACAACTCGTCGTCGGAACGACACAGCTCAAAGTCGTCGAGGAATAGGGCGCTGGGTGCCTGCCTACGCGCCTCGGTCCACACGAAGTAGGCATTGTTGATACCGATCAACTTCTGCTCGGCAGGCGAGATGCCCGCCCACCATTGTTCAAACATCATTTGTTGTCTCCTTGGTTGGCGCTCTTGCTGCGAAGGCGCAGGTTACCGGGCGATGTCTTGCCTCCTTTGCGCAGCGGCACTTTGTGGTCGATGTCCTTGCCGCTGCGGTCAATGCCCTGCTTGTCGTAGAGCCTGCGAGCCTTCTGCCGCTCCAGTTGGTCAGTGGTCTCGCCGCTGGCCTTCTGCAGCTTGTAGGCGTGTTTGTAATTGCGTTTGCCGTTGGTCTGTGTCATGGTTGACTCCTTGTGAAATGGTTTGAGCAAATTTCTGTAGCCGACTAAGGTGCTGCACTACCGCTTCGTGCACATCCTTGCGGGTGGAAGGTCTGCACATCGCTTCAAAATCCAGTATCTTGATGTGCAGGGTGCGCATATCGGGGGATAGCCCGACTGTAAATGCGTTTTTTGCTTTCTTTCGGTGTATGGGCGCAGTCATCTCAACCTCTCTTGCGATTGTGTTCACACGTTGTCACCGGACACCAACCGCATAACGGTGTCGGCTTGGGGTTCCACACCCCGGTCTCATGCGCCTGCTCGATGCGAGCCACGCGCTCTCTGTAGTCCCACCAATACTCCTCGGCTTCACCTACCATGAAGCTGGCCTTGGCGATGTCTTCCTTGACCACGAACAGCAGCGCGCCAGAGACGCGCCGGATGTGGGGGAAGTGGGCGAACACCATCAGCGCCATGAGCTTGAGCTGCTCGCGGTCTGGGTACTTGTTGTTGCCCGACTTGTAGTCCACCACCCTGGCCGTGAGGTTCTCGTCGTCGATGATGAGCAGGTCGGCAATGCCGCGCACCCACACCTCCTTGTCCATGAACTTACAAGGCTTCAAGTCCTTGGTCACGCCCATCTGGTGCTCGCACAGTTTCCTGCCCGGCTTGGCCATGAGCGCATCGAGCGTGTCTTTGATGAACGCAAACTGCGGCGGCAGGGGCGTGCCCTCCTTGATGTACAGCTCCGCTGCCGTGTGTAACTCCTTGCCGTAGAGCGTTGCGTCTGTGTCCTTG